ATTTTGTCGAAGGCTGGTTCCCAGAGTGTCTCTCGGAACCAGTCCCACCTGCTCAAACGCGGATTCGCGATTGATCAGGTTAACTGGGATGATGAGGGTAACCCTCACCTAATCTCAGTGTCCGGAGCCGAAGGTCATAGGCCTTCGTATTCGGAATCGTTGTCTACTTATCTTAAGGAAAGCAACGATACAATGATGTCTGTTTCTATGAACGCAGACCTCATTGACGAAGAAGCTGAATCGTCAGGTTCAGAGACTTCGGACGTTGACGGGCTACTCGAAGAGAGCTCGGCAACGCTGGTACGGAAGAGAAAGCATCTTTCCTCCCGTATCAAGTACGAATGTCCATGGAAGATCCATGCGGCATCCGCACTCGCGGCTCTCAGGTCCATTGATGGACCTGAGGTCGTCGTCTGGTCTGGGGACGGTATACGTCTCCAAGACCCGCTCCCAGCGAGGCTTTTTGGGCCAGACTGGGACGGATCCACCAAAAACAAAATTTGTTTCTGGAAGATCGCGAACGCTAATGTGAAACTTCACATTATCTATCGACACACTCATTGGGGAGCTAGGCTCGCGAAAGAGTGTTCAGACAAGGAAAGTGATTATCACTACTTTGCCTGCACCCTCAAGAGTCGGTTGAACCGATTTCTTGCGGGAGGACCTGATCCCATCTGGACTGCAGATGAGAGACAGGTTCTGTCCGGCGGCTTACCTTGGGTTAAGCGTGATCGGGCAGCGCGTTCTTTGAGGCTCATCGAGCTTTTAAAGACCGTTGACGGGATTTTCACACAGAGATATCTGGCGAATCCCGCCGAAGTGTGGACATGGGAAAGATTCGACATGTTCACACTCGGAAACTTGTCTCTATTACTAGGGGACGAGTTTCTCGATGGTGAACTGCCTTTACAGGCAGTCACCATCCGAACCTCCTACTCCACACTGAAGTGGACTAGGAAGTGGTTTAAGCAGGGATCTCACAGAGACTTGCTCAAACATGAGACCCAACCCCCCGCCGAAGGCGAGGAATGGGCTCGGCTTTTCTGGCGCACTTGGAAAGTGCTCGAGAAAGCTACGGGACACGATCGTCTAATGATTATAGGCGTTCTGTCTCAAACCAGGGGATGTGGAACTCCGCCCCCTCTGGTTGTACTTCAGTCGAAGCGGAAATTTATTGAAACCGTTTCGCTGGAGCCTTCGGAAGAGACCCCTACAATGAGGTACTTGCGAAGAAAGGCTGTAGAGGAGGTCATCAATAACCTCCCTACAGTCGCCGTGACTGGCCTGGCTACAAAATCCAGAGTAACAGTCACGTCCGCCGCGTGTTGGGAGAAAACCCGATCAAACGGCGGAACTACGGAACAGATCAAAGAGTTGATCAATTCTCGTGGTCCCTGTGAACAGATACCTATAAGGGATCTAGACACAGGACGGGTTGAATCCTGGAAATTTCCAGACGAATTCAACTCGGTTGGAGAGCTCATCTTTTGGATTTGTTTAGATGAGACTCTTCACACGCCACCAGTGGAGCTACGAAAAGCTTTTCTCACTGTGGTGAAGGAGCCTGGTAAAGCTAGAAGCGTTACCAAGGCCCGTGCTTGCCTCAAGATCGTATTAGATCTCGTGAGCAAGTTATGTTCCGAACCCTTTATAAAAGGGATACGGAGCAGCCAATCTGGAATGAGCGCCTCAAACCATGGTTGGAACTTTTTCAACTCGTTCTCGAACGAGATTGAAAGAGAGGAAGTCTTCTCTCTTATGACAAGAGAGGAGACCCCATTCGAAGGGTACGTCGAAAGGACGGACACATTCGAAGACCTCTTTGTTTCGTCTACTGACTACAAAGAGGCTACCGACTCGCTGCAACACAACGTTGCATACGACTTGGGAGTGCCTTTGATGACCAAATGTGGTATACCAAAGGTACTGCAGGGTATTGTAATAGAGACCTGTTACAAGACCCGGCAAGTCTTTTTCAAAGCCACTGGCTTGCTGAAAGACTTAGGTGAGGAGACAGATGTCGAAGACATCAGATCCATCACCCTTCGGCAAGGAGTCCTTATGGGGGACCCCTTGACGAAACCGGTCCTACACCTCATCAACGTGTGTGACCGGCTCCTGCAAAAGCGGATCACAGATCCTGACTTTTACGGCGGCCTCGGAAATTTCAATGAAATCGCCGAGGTTCTCTCAGTCGTTAAGAACAAACTTAACGCCTGAGATCTATCCGGAGTTGGCAATTGAGAGCCACCCTCGGGTAACGTATAGCCCCTAACTGGGGAGCATTTACG